ACACTCAAACCCGTTCGGACCTTATGGTCTGGAAGGATGGTGGGCCATCAGCCTCGGTCTCGCAAATTTCGGAGACTAAGGTCCGCTTTAAAGCGGATCCGTACTCAGGATTCGGAGCATCTGTGTCTTTGAATCCGACGCAGATCGCCATCCTAGCGGCCTTGGGAATAACCCACGGTTCTCGCTAGTCTGGTTCCGGTTAGACCTCTGATGAGAGGGGATACTGCCGGGATTTTCCATCCACGACGCATCATGCGTCCTCACAACGGAGTGCCAACATGGCTTTTGCCGACCCTCAGAGCGTTACCATCAATGGTACCGCTACGTCTCTGCCCCGCGTTTCTTCGGGGCCGAACGCTGGTTCGTTCTCTACTGCGGATCAGAGCACCAAGCTGAGCGTTTCCCACACTTACGGGAAGCGTACTCGGCATCTGATCCGCCTCGACAATTCCAAGACGGCTGCCGACCCGCTTCTGGCGGGCGTCAACGTCCAGGCGTCGATGAGCGCGTATCTCGTGGTGGATGTGCCCAAGACTGGGTACACCATCGCGGATCAGGCGGCGATCGTGAATGCGCTCACTGCGTATCTCACGGCCTCCACCAACGCGCGTACCACCCAGCTTCTGGGTGGCGAGAACTAGCCTTCGGGCGAAAACCAGTCCGGGTCCTGTTGGCCTTGGAAAGCGACCTCAGAAAGAGGCACTTTGAAAAGCCAAGCAGAACTCTGGCGTGTGCTCGCAAACGACCTCGCGAGCAGATGTCACACAAGCGCCGTCAGAGATTGGAAAACAGTCTCTGATCGTGTCGAACATGAGGGTATGTCATTTCTGACTATAACCCTGCCGGCCTTTGGAAAAGAGTTTGAAGAAGCTCTTGACCAGGGCCGTGTTTCCGACGACCTGTTTCGCGCTTTCCGGCGCGGTCCAGGCGGGCTCCCCCGATTTCTCGGAGGTTTCCTTCGGAACGTGTTCGATGAAGAAGGCGTTCTCCACCAGAGCGTTTCAGACACTCTAGTCGAATCCGTGTTCGCCATCAGGCAGCTATGCTACCTGTATGCGAAGCTCGAGATGCCGTGTACTCCACGGCGAGAACTCGAGACGCTGGAGTCGTTTGTGAACGCAGATGAGGAAACTGGTGCTTGGGATGACAACCATCCTGCGGAGATCCTACAGGATTTTTCCAGGATTGCATCCACTTTGTTCGCAGATGTTTTGTCCGAAGTCGACCGAAAGGTCTATTACGGAGATCTGCGTCCAAAGCACGGACCCGGGGCCACGGCAGACTCACTTCGCGGAAACGAGAAGTGGGACCTGTCCTACTGGCCCAGCCGACTTGACCACACCTTTCCTTACATGGAATGGGCGGTTTCCGGGCTTGGTGCGAACTATACGCATCGAGCGGACCGTGTCAGTTTCCCAGACGAGGCAGACGAGCTGCCTGCTCGGATGTACTTCGTCCCCAAAAC